GGCAAAAATAGTAAAAAAAGCAAATACTAAGTTCCTAAAGAGTCACGAAATAGATGATATGGAAAATGTTTCTTTTATCAAAAAACAAAAAAGAAAACCAGCAACAGCGGGTATTTCAAATTTACAACTAAAAGAAATACATCCATTAACCGAAAATCAAGGAAAAGTATTTGAAGCTTTTGCTGACGATAAAAATGTAGTTTGTGCAGGAAGTGCTGGAACAGGAAAAACCTTTTTATTGTTTTATTTATGTCTTCAAGAAATGATTTATGGACAAGAATATGATAAAATTATTGTATTCAGATCATCAGTTCCGACAAGAAATATCGGATTTTTACCTGGCGATGAAAAAGAGAAAATGGCGGCTTATGAACAACCATATAAAGGTATATGCGGAGATCTTTTTGGTAGATCAGATGCTTATGAAATTTTGAAAAAGAAAGATCTTGTTGAATTCCAATCTACAAGTTTTGTTAGAGGAAATACCTTTGATAATTGTTTGATAATTGTGGAAGAATGTCAGGATATGAATTTACACGAAATTTCCACGATCATAACCAGATGTGGTAAGAATACAAAAATATTCTTTTCCGGTGATTATAAACAATGCGATTTGGATGGTAGAAGAGAAGTCAGCGGGTTCAACGACTTCTTAAAAATAGTGGGTATGATGTATTCGTTTGAGACTGTTGAATTCGGATTAGAAGATATCGTTAGAAGTGGATTAGTTAAAGAATTCTTAATTGCTAAGGAAAAATTGGGATTATAAAAATAAAATATGCTTTTTAATCATTGTCCTCCAGTTGAATTACTGGAATTGAGTACTGAATCCATAAACGGGAAACGTCATTATGTAACTCCTGATGGGAAATACCCTTCTATAACTTCTGTATTAGGTGCATTTCCCAATCCTGCTTTAGTTGAATGGAGAAAAAGAGTTGGAGAGGCAGAAGCTAATAGAGTTTCTGCCTTTGCCTCGTCAAGAGGTACTAAGTTCCATTCTCTTTGTGAACAATATCTGCTGAATCAAGAACTTGATAAGAAACAATATATGCCTGATGTATTATCTTCGTTCTATGAATTTAAGAATATACTCCATAGAATAAATGATATACATCGTCTTGAAGTTCCTCTATATTCAAACAAATTAAAAGTCGCTGGGAGAGTTGATTGTATCGCTAATTTTGATGGTGAACTATCTATTATAGATTTCAAAACCAGTAAAAAAGAAAAGCGGGAAGATTGGATTGAGACATACTTCATACAAGCAACTTTCTATTCTATGGCTTATTTTGAACTGACTGGAATAGCGGCAAAAAATATTGCTATACTCATCTCTGTAGATGATGGCGACAATCAAGTCTTCATAAAACCTGTAAAAGACTACGTTAAAAGGACTGTTGCTAAAATCAACGAATATTACAGGTTATATCACGTATAAATAAAAAACCAGGTTTACTTTTGAGGTAAATTACGGTAAAATTCTATTAAACCGATGAGGTTGCTTTTTTAAAGTAGTCAAAAAATCATCAAATTCAAGATTGAATTCGTTCAATCGTAGAGGAGAAAAAATATGATGAAATTTTTATTTCTAATTTTAATGTTCGTAATTTCAGAAAATTCTTTTGCGCAAACAGGAACTGCGTCCTGGTATGGTCCAGGTTTTCACGGAAGAAGAACTGCTTCTGGACAAACATTTAATACGCATTCGTATACAGCTGCGCATAAAACAATAGCATTTGGTACGAAGGTTAAAGTTACGAACCTTAAAAATAAAAGAACTGTTTTAGTTACAGTCAATGATAGAGGTCCATATTTTAGAGGTCGAATTATTGATCTTTCACAAGCAGCAAAAAACGCAATTGGTATGGAAGGAACTGCGCCAGTTTCTATTCAAGTGATTAAATAAACGCTTTACTATTTTATTCAAACCAGCTATAATATTCTTGTAGCTGGTTTTTTATTGGAGAAAAAATGAAGAAAAAATCTATTGCGCCAAAATTCGAAGAAATGGAATCTTTTTCGAGACAAATTATTTCTTTAGCTGAAAAGGATCGAATAAGTTACATTGAAGCTGTTACTGAATATTGCGAATCCGTTGGTCTTGAAATTGAAGTTGCTGCTTCACTAATCACTCCATTCTTAGTTTCCAAAATTTCTGATGAAGCAAGAAAAAGTAATTTGATTGAAAAAAGTCCAGTATTGCCGATTTGATATGTCAATTGAAGCTGGAAGAATGTATAATGCATTAAAACTTCACTTTAATTCCGAAGATTATGATTATATCAAATATAAAGGTAAAACTAGAATAAAATTTATCCCGGAACCGCAAGTATATACATTTCAAAAATTGAATAATAGATATAAGGATGAATTACAAAATTTCTATATTTCCAATTTACTGGAAAATCCAAATGTTTGGATCTTTGATCTCTTAAATCAAGAATGTGATGATACTTATAAAAATTGGAAACGAACTCAAGAAAGTTTGAGTTATGTTTTTAAAAACGATGTATCAACTATTCTAGATTCTAACGAAAATTTTAACGAAATATTTCAGGTAAAGAAAACCTTTCCGCCTTTGATGATTTTTGTTCAACAAAAAAGAATAAAATTAGAGACTTTACTTGTTTTAGATGATATATTAAAATTCTTGGGTAAGTGGGATAAACAGATCAACGACGAACTTATTTGGAAAAGTTTTAAGCTGAAATGTCTCAAATATAAACCATTTCTCTCTTTTGACAAAGATAAAATGAAGTCCATTTTAAAACAGGAGGTAAAAAGAATGGTATAAATATAAACTTATATTATGTGATTTTGGATAAGTTGTTTTTAAGTTGTTAATACGATTGTTATACGAGGTAAATATATGTCAAGTTTTGCAAATTTAAAGAAGAGTTCTGGTTCTAGTCTAGAAAAACTGGCTAAGGCAGTTGAATCAATGAATTCAAGCGGTTCTTATAATGATGGCGAAGATAAGTATTGGAAGTGTGAAGTAGATAAGACCGGAAACGGTTATGCCATTATCAGATTTCTCCCAACCCCCCCTCAAGATGATGGAGATGGTATTCCTTGGGTAAAGTATTATGATCACGGGTTTCAAGGAGTAGGCGGTTGGTATATCGAAAAGTCTCTGACAACTATCGGCCATCCCGACCCATTATCAGATTATAATTCGTCGCTCTGG